ATTAAATATGAATATCAAGGAGACGAAGAAGAATATAATCCAAGCTGGGCACAGAGCGGTTGAGGAATTAATCAAAGTAGCTAAAGAAGCTATTGTTGATTCAGATGATGATATATCAGCTGATAGACTCAAGAATGCTGCCGCTACAAAGAAGCTTGCGATCTTCGACGCTTTCGAGATATTAAACAGAATCCAAGAAGAAGAGAATCTTTTAGAAGGTAAAGCGCCTGAAGAAAAGAAAGAAAAGGTATTCAAGGGTTTTGCTGAGGGTAGATCTAAATAATGTACGAACAAACTTTATATAAGATAGTTGAACCTATAAAGAAAACTACTCTTACTAGATTAAATAGAGGTAAGAAGTGGAAATACGGTTATAACAAAGAACACGATTTAGTTGTTCTTTCGCATAATGGAATCATAGGTGATATATACGACATACAGGGTTTTAAGATCGCTTTACCTAAACCACCTAAAAACGTGTTTAAGCACGAAAAGAATAAGTGGGTTAAAGCAGAATATCCCAAAGAGTTAGCTCGTATTAAAAACATATTCGACTGGAGAGCTTATCCAGAAGAACAAAAAGAAAAATGGCACGATTATATTGACGAAGAATTTAGACGTCGAGAGGAAGGATTCTGGTTTACTAATAACGGAGTGCCTACATACATAACAGGTACACATTATATGTACTTGCAATGGAGCAAAATTGACGTTGGAGCTCCAGACTTTAGAGAGGCGAACAGACTATTCTTTATATTCTGGGAAGCCTGCAAAGCTGATAAGAGATGCTATGGGATGTGCTACCTTAAAAACCGTCGTTCAGGTTTCTCGTTTATGTCGTCAGCTGAAACAGTTAACTTAGCCACTATATCAAGTGATAGTAGATATGGGATACTCTCTAAGTCTGGTGCCGATGCGAAGAAGATGTTTACTGATAAAGTTGTACCTATATCAATAAATTATCCTTTCTTTTTTAAACCTATACAAGATGGTATGGATCGTCCGAAGTCTGAGCTTGCGTATAGAGTTCCAGCCAGCAAGTTTACTCGTAAGAAAATACAGGTGAACGAACAGCTTGAAGAGATAGCAGGTCTTGATACTACTATTGACTGGAAGAATACTGGTGATAATAGCTATGATGGTGAAAAGCTAAGCTTGTTAGTGCATGATGAGAGTGGTAAATGGGAAAGACCTGATAACATATTAAACAACTGGCGAGTTACTAAAACCTGTCTAAGGTTAGGTAGTAGAATCGTTGGTAAGTGCATGATGGGTTCAACTAGTAATGCGCTTGATAAAGGTGGGGATAACTTTAAAAAACTATATAATGATTCTGACGTATCAAGACGAAATGCTAATGGACAAACAAAGTCTGGGCTTTATTCTCTCTTTATCCCAATGGAATGGAACTATGAAGGATTTATTGACGAGTACGGACTTCCAGTCTTTGATAATCCAGGTGATGATGAACGACTGGGACCAGACGGTGAATTAATAGATGTAGGTGTAATAACTAACTGGGATAATGAGGCGGAAGGTTTACGTGATGATCAAGACGCGTTAAATGAGTTTTATCGTCAATTTCCACGTACTGAAGAGCATGCGTTTAGAGACGAAACTAAAAATAGTATATTTAATTTAATTAAGATATACGAGCAAATAGATTACAACGAAGGCAGTAGACATGCAGCGCATACTACTATTGGAAGTTTTCAATGGGTTAACGGTATAAAGGATTCACAAGTAATATTTTATCCAGATCCTACAGGTAGGTTTAAAGTAAGTTGGGTTCCTCCACCTCACTTACAAAACAAACATATAATTAAAAATGGAATCAAATACCCGGGTAACGAACATGTTGGGGCCTTTGGTTGTGACAGTTATGACATTAGTGGTACTGTTGATGGCAAAGGTTCTAAAGGAGCTTTACACGGATTAACAAAATTCTCTATGGAAGATGCGCCATCAAGCACGTTTTTCCTAGAATACATAGCAAGACCACAAACCGCAGAGATCTTTTTTGAAGACGTATTAATGGCATTGGTGTTTTACGGCATGCCCTTACTAGCAGAGAATAATAAACCAAGATTACTGTATTATTTACGCCGTAGAGGTTATAGAGGATACAGCATGAATAGGCCAGATAGAACTTGGAAAAAACTTTCTACAGCTGAAAAAGAAGTAGGTGGTATTCCAAACTCAAGTGAAGATATTAAACAGGCTCACGCCGCGGCAATAGAAATGTACATACAAAACCACGTTGGGCATCTTGGTGATGGTAACTATGGAACTGTATATTTCAATGAATTGCTCAACGATTGGGCTAAGTTTGATATTAATAAACGAACTAAACACGATGCTTCAATAAGCTCAGGTTTAGCTATTATGGCTTGCAATAGGCATTTATATGCACCTAACGCAAAAGTAGAAAAAACACCTTTGAATTTGAATATAGCAAAATACGATAATAAGGGATTCAACTCCCAGATAATTAAATAAGCATGGCTGAGTCAGTATATGTAAATTTTCCTTCTCAAGCGGTTCATGACCTAGAGAAAATGAGTCCAGAGTATGGACTTAAAGTAGGTAGGGCTATCGAGCAAGAGTGGTTTAATGATAACCATTCTAATAGATATAATCAAACACAGAATAAGTTTCACAACTTAAGACTGTACGCTCGTGGAGAACAGTCAATACAAAAGTATAAAGATGAATTATCTATTAACGGTGATTTGTCTTATCTAAACCTAGACTGGAAGCCAGTGCCTATTATACCTAAGTTTGTAGATATAGTTGTAAACGGTATGTCAGAGCGCTTGTTTAATGTAAGAGCATACTCACAAGATCAATATGGTGTTAGTAAAAGAACTGAGTACATGGAATCTATACAACGAGATATGGACTCTAAAGTGTATAACGATCAAGCTGCTAAACTTTTTAATATAAATTTATACGAAAATAGTCCAGAAGAATTACCAGATACCAAAGAAGAACTAGACATCCATATGCAGCTAAATTACAAGCAAGCTGTAGAAATAGCAGAGGAACAAGCGATCAACGTGTTGCTTGAGGGTAATAACTACGATTTAACTAGACGTAGATTAATATATGATTTAACTGTATTAGGTATTGGATGCGTTAAAACAAATTTCAATTGGAGCGAGGGTGCAACTATAGAATATGTAGATCCAGCGAATATAGTATACTCATATACTGAATCTCCGTATTTTGAAGATATATATTATATAGGTGAAGTTAAAACTATTCCTATTAACGAATTAGCTAGAGAGTTTGATCACTTAACAGAAAGCGACTTACAAGACATACACTCTAGATCTAGCAAGCGTAATCGTACTGGTAGACGTATGCAACAAATGGATCAAAACAAAGTTCAAGTTTTATACTTTAATTATAAAACTTATATGAATAATGTTTATAAGGTTAAGAAAACTTCTACTGGTGGAGACAAAGCTATACCAAAATCAGATACGTTTAATCCACCAGAAGACAAGCAAGGCAACTACCAAAAATTACAGCGTGTTGTTGAATGTGTTTTTGAAGGTGCAATTGTACTTGGTACTGATAAATTGCTTAAGTGGAATAAAGCTGAAAATATGATGCGTAGTAAGTCTGACTTTAATAAAGTTAAGATGAACTATTCTCTCGTAGCTCCACGTATGTACGAAGGCCGTATTGAGTCTTTGGTTAGTAGAATTACTGGTTTTGCTGACATGATTCAATTAACTCATTTAAAACTGCAGCAAGTTATGTCGCGAATGGTTCCTGATGGAGTATACCTTGACGCAGATGGGCTTGCTGAAATAGATTTAGGCAACGGCACTAATTACAATCCACAAGAAGCTCTTAACATGTTCTTCCAAACAGGTAGTGTAATTGGTAGAAGCTTTACTGCTGACGGCGATCAAAATCCTGGCAAAATACCTATACAGCAAATATCAAGTGGTCAAGGTGCTGGCAATAAATTACAGGCGTTAATAGGTAATTACAACTACTATCTTCAAATGATACGTGATGTAACTGGTCTTAATGAGGCTAGAGATGCTAGTATGCCAGACCCAAAATCGCTGGTTGGAGTACAGAAGCTTGCAGCAGCAAACTCAAATGTTGCTACTAGACACATACTACTAAGTTCAATGTACTTAACGTCAGAGGTTGCTGAGGCTTTATCCCTAAGGATATCTGATATACTAGAATATTCACCAACGGCAGACGCGTTTGTTCAAGCTATAGGTTCGCATAACGTAGCAACGTTAAAAGAAATGTCAGAATTATATTTATATGATTTTGGTATATTTTTAGAATTAGAGCCTGATGAACAAGAAAAACAGCTATTAGAAAATAACATACAAACAGCGCTTGCTCAGCAGTTAATAGATTTAGACGATGCTATAGACATTAGAAACATACGTAATGTTAAACTTGCAAATCAGTTATTAAAAATAAAAAGAAAGAAGAAACAAGAGCGTGATCAAAAACTCCAGGAACAACAAGCCCAAGCGCAAGCACAAGCGAATGCGCAAGCTCAACAAGCCATTGCTCAAACTGAGATGCAAAAAAATCAGGCAAAAACTCAAGCGGACCTCCAATTAGAACAAGCGCGTAATCAAGGTAAACTAAGACATCTTCAAGAAGAGGTTAGATTAAAGAAAGAGCTTATGGAATATGAGTTTGAACTTAACCAAAAGTTACGTTCTCAAGAAAGGGCTGGTTCACGCCAAATTGAGCAAATGAAAGGAGATAATAAAGTTGAAGTAGAAAAAACTAAGCAAGCGCCTAAAAAGTTTGAGTCTTCAGGTAATGATATACTAGGAGGCGGAATAGGTTTGGATAAATTCAACCCACAAATTGGAAATTAATTATATAATATTTTATCATGGAAAATGACAATCAAACAGATCTTGAAGAGGTAATTAACGAGGTCGAAAATGAAACACCACAAGTAGAAGAAGTTGTTGAAGAACAACCTAAACTTGATTTAGAAAAATTTGAAAGTAAAGATGATCCTGAGGTCATCAAGGTAGATTTAAGTCAACCAGTAAGTAATGAAACTAAAGAAAGTGACACTGACGACACAAGAGTGGCTGGAGTCGATGAAAACACCGAGCCCACACAAAGTGAAAACCAAGTACAACAGGAAGGAGAAGTACAAGAAAAAGTATCCGTATTAGAAGAGGTAACGGAAGATACTGTAACTAAGGACGAAGTTATGGAAGCATTAAACGAGGCCGAACAAACCGGTAAGTCGCTTCCTGAAAACGTGCAAAAATTAGTTGATTTTATAGAAGAGACTGGTGGAGATCTTCAGGATTATGTTAAGTTAAATCGTAATATTGATGATGTTGATGATCAAGACGCTTTACGAGAATACTACCAAGGAACTAAACCTCACTTATCAGCAGATGAAGTAGACTTTTTGATGGAAGATCAATTTGCATACGATGAAGACGCAGATAGTGAAAGAGATATTAAAAGAAAAAAATTAGCCCGAAAAGAGCAAGTTGCTGAGGCTAAAGCCTACTTAGACGGGCAAAAGTCTAAATACTATGAAGACATCAAAGCTGGAAGTAAGCTCACAGAAGAGCAACAGAATGCAATTGATTTCTTTAATAGATACAATAAAGAGTCAGAGCAAAATCAAAAAATAGCTCAAGAACAAAAATCTAATTTTATCACAAAGACCGATCAGGTTTTTAATGACAAGTTCAAAGGTTTTGAATACAACGTTGGAGATAAAAGATTTAGATTTAATGTGAACAATGCAGACCAAGTAAAGGATACTCAAAGCGATATTAATAATTTTGTTAGAAAGTTTCTAGACAAAGATAATGTAATGTCAGATGCTAAAGGTTATCACAAGAGTTTGTATACAGCTATGAATGCAGATGCAGTTGCTCAACATTTTTATGAAAAAGGTAAAGCAGATGCTTTAAAAGAAAGTATTGCTAAATCTAAAAACATAAACACTTCAGCTAGACCCGCTCAAGGTGAGGTTAAAGGTGGAATGAAAGTTC